TCGCTCCGCGCGACGCCCTACACGACTAGAGTGCTGTTCATGGACCCGACGACGGTCGCTCAAACCCTGGCGGCTTATGCGCGGCCGGCGCGGCCGGTTTCGCCGACGCCGGCGACGCAAGACGACATAGCGGAGGCGCTATATGGGTCCGACCTGCCGTCGCCCATGCAGCCGCCTCCGCCCCTGCCGGCTTGGATACCTCAGAACGTGCAGAATTATATCAATCAAGCGCCGTCATATGCGGAAGGCCAAAGGCAGACGCTGACGCCGCCAAGCATAACGCGCGGCGGGGAGCCGTATGACCAGACGCCGCAGATCGACGATATTCGGCGGCTGTTCCAGAACCGCATCACGCGCAATGCTCCCACTGGCGACGAGCGCAGTATTCGCGATCAACAATTCAGAAGCCTGATGGGGCTTCCGGGGTTTTCGGGTTTTACAGGAGGAGATGAAATCTAATGGACTATGTCGCATGCAAGATCGCGCTCGGCGGCGACTCGAACAACGTTATTTACCGCGGCCCCGACACGCCAGTCAGTTGGCCGGAGATCCGGGTGCTGCAGCACCTGCATGGCGAGGAGAACGTTTTCGACTGCGAATATGTCGGCTCGGAATCGGTCACCAGCCAGGCGGAGAAGATGCGCCTGCTCGGGCTCTATGGGTCCGTAGCGGTGAACATCTGCTATCCCGGCTCGCGGCCGATGATGGAGCTGGACTTTCCTGGCGACAAGGAGCCGATCGCGATCAAGCGTCCCGAGCGCAAGCTGGTCGCCGACATCAAGCGATCGGAGCCGGAGCAGCAGGAGCTGCCGATCGAACTGCCTCCGGTGAAGGAGACGCCGAAGCAGCGGGCGATGCGGCAGCAGGCGGAGGTATGATATGCTCATGGGGCTTGGCAGGGTTCGGCTAGGCCAGGCAGGGTTCGGCCTGGCAAGGCGCGGCATGGTCCGGCAGGGCGGGGCATGGTTAGGCGTGGTACGGCGAGGGAGGGCTGGACTCACGAGTCCGGCCCTTAAATTTTTGAGGGGCTGAAAGCATGCCGCTCGGCGTCCAGCTATCAGAATTAAGATACGAACTAAGAGCGGAAATTTATTCGTCTTTGTTGCCGGCGCACGGCTTGAGCGCGGTTGACATGCAAAATGTAATTTTGGCGCGCACCCAGCGGGAATTGTGGAACCTCTACGCCTGGCCGCACCTTGATTACCACGTCGACTTCGACCTGGCCGCCAACACTCAATACGTCGCCTTCGACGCGACAATGCCGTTCGAGAACGTGCTTGGACTTTGGCGCAACTATAACCCTTCGAACCAGCAGCCGTGGATTGAGCTGAAATACGGCTTCGAGGATTCGATCAACGAGTTGCTGCATTCATATCCGCCGACCCGATGGCGCAACGTGGTTACCGTCGATGCGACAAGCGGGCTCACCAACTTCGCCGGCCAGGCGCAAATCTGGCCAATCCCGTCGCAGCTTTCGCATATGCGTTGGCACGGGCAAGCGCCGCTCAATCCGCTCAAGGTCGACACCGATACGTGCATGATTGACTCGACTGCGATCGTGCTCACCGCCGCGGCCGAGCTGCTTGGGGCGCAGAAGAGTGAAGTGGCGACGCTGAAGGGGCAGAAGGCGCAAACCTATATTCGCCGACTGCTCGGCCGATCGGGCGCAAACAAGCGCGACATCTCGGCGATGGGCCAGGGACGCACGGCGCAGCCGACCAATTATAGCGGCGCGACTCCCTACCTTGACTATATTCCAGGCCCCTGATGTACGATAGGAAATCTCAGCTAAAATACTACTACGCCAACAAAGAGAAGCGACATGCGAATGTCGCACGTTGGCGGGCGGAGAACCCAGAACGGCAAAAGGAGCTTCTTCGACGTTACCGAAACGGGCTGAAAGGCTATGCCACGAAGATGTGGCATCAGCACATCGAGGAAGGTGCGCACCCTTTGGCGCGAACGTCTTTTGGGCAAGAAGGAGTCGCTGAGATTTATGCAGAAGCGCGCCGTCAAGGTTTGACGGTCGACCATATTGACCCGCTCAAACACGCCCTCATTTGCGGGCTGCACAATCGGTTCAATTTGCAAATATTGTCCCGCTCGGAGAATAGCCGAAAAGGTAGTCATTGGGCTTCGCGAGAAGAGGTTTTTCGCTGATGCCCGTCTATCAAATCAAAGACTTCCAGGGCGGGCTTGATCTCCGCAAAAGCTACGCCACTGCGCCGGCTGGTGGGCTCAGGGTCTTGCGCAACTGCATCGTCAGCGCCGGCGCAGAGATCGAGAAGCGTACGGCGTTTATCCTGTGGTCGGCGGCGCCGCCTGGCAGCTTTGGCGCGCTGTCGCGCAACGGCGAGTTTTTCGTCGTTGTCAACGGACCCTCTGGGATCACCGACTGGGCGAACACCCCAAACAGGCCCGGCGTTATCTCGCTGCCGTTTCCGGTCGGGATGACCCGCGTCGCCGACTGGGATTTGTTCAACGGGCAATTCTATATCGTCATGGCCGGCGTCGATGGGCGCTACTATCACTATTACAATCAAGTTTTGGTTACCGACGCGATGGCGACCGCTTCGTCGGTGCGCACGTTCGGTTCGAAAATGTACGGTGTCGACGGCCGCCTCTTGCGCTTCTCGGCGATTAACGATCCGACCCACTGGACGCCGCCCGGCGGCACTACCAACGACGGCTCCGGCTATATCGATCTTTCGGCGCAGGACGCCGATTCGACCAACCTGATCGGGCTTGAAGTTTACCTCGGCAACATGGCGGTCTTCTCGACTCTGTCGACCCAGATTTGGAAGCTTGATCCCGATCCATCGCTTAATAACTTTGTCCAGCTCCTGCGCTCGACCGGCCTCCTGGCCAGCCAGGGGCTCGTCCAGTTCGGCCAGGACGTGCTCTATGTGTCGTCGCATGGTGTGCGGTCGCTGAAAGTTCAGAACGTTTCCTTGACCGCCGGCACGACCGATATCGGCACGCCGATCGACGAGATTTTTCGCCAGCTCATCATTCAGAATGGCGCAGCCTGGTTCGCCGGCGCGCGCACCCTGATCCAGCCGCGCAGCGGTCGGGTGATGGTGGTGCTGCAAGACCGGATCTACATGCTGTCGACATTCCAGGAGCCGGCGATCACCGCTTGGAGCGTGTTCGACGCGCCGTTCAATTTCGTTGACGCTTGCGTCGCCGACCCTTGGGTGCTGATCCGGGGTAGCGACAACAATCTGTATATCTATGGCAGCGATGTCGCGGCGATTTATGACGCCACCCAAGCGGAGGTCATCACCCCCGCGCTCAATTGCGACTCGCCGTCGAAGAACAAGATTTTTCACTCGTTTGATGTTGGCGCGGAAGGAACCTGGACGCTGTCGGTCGGCTGCGACCCGAACAACCAGGCGACCGAAGAAACAGTCGCCACCTTCACCGGGTCCACGTTTGTGAATCCAACGATGAGCATGCCGGAGCAGAGCACCCACATTTCGCTGCGCTTCCGCACCACCGACGCCGAGCGCTGTCGGATCGGCCAGGTCACCTTGATCTTTGACGACGGTTCGACAGACTAAGGGAAACCAGGATGGCCTATCTGGCCGGGAGCAGCGATTGATCGGCGGTCTGACTTCCTACGGACTTGAGTTTGTGATCGGCAATCTGCGCGACGCTGACGAAGCGGAAGTGCGGGCGACGATCTACAAGGGGAGCGCGGAGGCGACCGCCAAGCTGATCGCTACGATTCCTGGGCCGAAATGGGAGGCGCGCACCGATCATGATGCTGAGCCCGCGGCGGTCGGCGGCTTCGTTCCGATCTGGCCTGGCATGGGCTCCGGCTGGATGTGGGGTACTTGGCGCTGGAACGAAGTCGTCATCGAAGTGACACGGGCGATGAAACAGCATATTTTGCCGACGCTGGACGCCCGTGGCGTGCATCGCATCGAATGCCGCACGATGGCGAACCACACCGCTTCGATCCGCTGGCTCGAAATGCTGGGGTTCAAGCGGGAGGCCGTTACCGCCCAATTCGGCCAGGGGCGCGAAGATTTCGTTCTTTGTGCGCGGGTGACGGGCCATGCGGCACGAGTTCATTGACAAGCTCAAGTTTCGTGTCGGCAAGGCCGACGACGTCGAGCCTTTGCTGGTGAAGCACGGCGTCAACCATTTCACCGAAGGCGGTTTCGACGCCTTCTCGACCTTCGACCTGGACCGCGCGGTGCGCGAGATGAGCAAGCAGGTCGAGCGTGACGATACGCCGTTTATTCTCGCCGAGATCGAGGACGAGGCGGTCGGCTGGATGAGCTGGACGATGATGCACGTTTTCACTGTCGCGCCGATCGCTGTGCTGTGGACTATCTATGTCACGCCGGAATATCGAAAGAGCATGGTTGGCCGACGGTTGATCTGGCACGCGATCGACATCGCCAGGAGTGAAGGCGCATGCGCGTTTTTCGCCACCGTCGCGCCGACCTCCGCCGGCGGGCAGTCGCTGTGCCATCTCTTTCGCTCGTTTGATTTCGAGCCGATGGGCGGCGCGTTCTTTCGGAGGCTTTGATGTCCGGCGCGCAAGCTAGCAACAACCAGGCGGTTGACTTTGAAAAACAGCAAGCGGCCGAAGCCGACGCCAAAGAAGCCCAGCGCCAGCAACGGCTGACGCAGGGGCAGCAGCTCATCGATCAGATTTTCAGCGGCTCGCCGGTGATGGGGCCGACGAAATACGACTGGTCGACCTTCAAGGCTCCCCAAGTGATGCCCGCTGTGATGTCGCAATGGCTGGCGAAGAACCCTGGGACGGCGGCGCCCGACTTCAGTCAGACGGGCAGCGCGCCGGCCGGATACACGGCGACGCAAGGGGGGTTGAAGGACGCCAGCGGTAAGTTTTTCGCGCAAGGAACGCCGCTCACCGTCCAAAGCCCGACCGGCGCGACCACTGGCGGCTTCGACGACGCCTTCTACAACAACTACAAGCAGAAGGTGCTCGATTATTATCAGCCGGACGAGGCGCGCCAATATGACGCCGCCCAGCGCGACCTGAAATATGGTCTGGCGCGCGCCGGCACGCTGCAATCGTCGACCGCGGGCGACAAGCAGGGCGAGCTGGCCTACCAGGACGCCTTGCAGAAGGCGAACATCGTCACTAACGCCAACACCCAGGAAGGCAACCTCAAGAGCCAGATCCAGTCGAACAAGCAGTCGCTGATCAATCAGCTCTATTCGACTGAAGACCCGACCCTGACTGCGAACCTGGCGCAGTCGAGCGCCAACGCCACGAAGCTGCAGGACCCGATGCTGACCCCGGCGGCGGCTTTGTTCACGCCGGCGCTGACCACGGTTGGCAGCGCCGTCAACGGCATGCTCTATCCGGGCCAGCAATATCCTTCGACGTCGTTTAACGCCGCGCCGGGCAGCCCGAGTGTGGCTCCGGCCGGCGAGAGCCGCGGCAAGATTACGGTGAACTGATGTGTGAACCGCTCAGCGCCCTTGCTCTCGTCGGCTCGGCCGCCGCCGCCGGCGTCAACTACATGGGCCAGCAGGAGACGATGGCGGCGACGCAGAAGGCCAACGACGACTGGGTCGCCACCCAACGCGCGGCGGCGGCGAAGGCTGCGGCGGCCGACGAGGTGCAGCGGCAGAAGGCGACGGCTTCGCTCAACACTGCGGAGACAGCGCTGTCACCGCAAAACCAGACGCAGGTGCAGCAGGGCGCGGCGACCGATCTCAATAGCCAGATGCTGGCGGGCTCGCCTGCGGCGGATAATTCCAACATCTCGCTGCTCGGCGGTCAGCCGGCCGACACATCGGTCAGCTCGGACATGGCCAGCCGGGTCACCAACGCCGCTAGGGAGGCGCAGGGACGGATCAAGGCGCTGGCGGGCATCACCTCCTACGGCGGCGGCTATGAGGGCATGGGCTCGTCTGCGGCTTCGTCGCTGGCTGATTCGGCGGAGGGGATCAACCTCGCCAATGATCTGCGCGGCGGCGCCACCAAGACGCTCGGGGTCACCCAGGCGATCCAGCCGGTGCAATATCAGCAAGGCTCGAACATCGCCGGCACGGTTGCCAGCTCGTTGGGCAGCATCGCCGGCAGCGCGTTCTCGAATAGCAAGGCGGGCCAGGGCCTCGCCAAGAGCATGAAGACCGCGTTTTAGTTAATCAGAGGAGGCTAAAATCCCGGGCATTTATGTTAATGATGGCGGCGCCACGTCGAGCGCCCTCGGCAACATCCTCGGCGGCATCGCTCAGCAGGTCGGGCCTGAAGCCGCAGCCAAGGCGGCGCTGACCTATCAGCAGACCCAGGGCGCGGACATCGCCAACGAGCGTAATTATACCCAAGAGGTGCTGGATGCGAACGCCGCCAGACAGGCGGCCGGCATCTTGGCGACTGGCGGCGCTGACGCCCAGCCGCCGGACTCAGTCGCCAGCACAACTGCGAGGTTGGCTCAGCCACCGATAACAGGACCGGGCCCTGGTGGAAGATATCCTCTTGTCGATACGACGGGGATGACGCCGAACCAAACCTATATGGCAGGGCGGTTGTTCACCGGTATGTCGCCTAGTGACCTGACCACCGCGATCAATCTCGGTCGTAACGAGACGTTGGGGTCTGGCCAGGATTACACGACGCAGAACGATATCTACAAGGCTCAGCATGTACCGCTGTCGGGCGCGCCTGGGACGGTGACGCTGATTGATCCAACGAAAGGCAACGTCCCCGGCAACGTTGTTTCCTTTGGCGACGCGGCAACCTCGGCGGCCGAGACGAAGCAGCGCGGCTTCGATATTGACGACGCCAAAGCGCGCGTTGATCTAGCGGAGAACGCCGGCAAGAGCATGCAGGAAGTGACCCGGCTGCGCGATATGTACAACATGCTTGTCGCCTCACCGGGCGGTGACGACACGCTGGCGAATTTAAGTGATGAAGCGCTGAAGACGCTCAGTGAGACATTGCATTATAATTTCACCAAGCTCAGCCCCCGCATCGACGCGCAAGAAGCAATCAAGCGGCGCATGCAGGCGCTGGCCGGCAATGCCGTGCAATCTGTCGCTGTGGGAAGCCCGCCACGGGGCATTCTCGAAAACGCCAACCAGACTCTCGCCAACCCCGAAAGCAGCCCCGAGCAATTCAATAGCGCCGTCGATCAGATGCTCCGTGGGTATAAAGCCCAATTGGAGTTGGGGGGCCCGAACAGTCCGGCGGATAGGTTTAGAAGGTCGCGCTTCAGCAAGGAGGATTCCGACCTCTTCAAGGCCGAGATCCAGGCGATCCTGGACAGACAAAATAAGGAGTTTGAAGCTGACAGCAGCACCAAACCGCCCGCGGAAACGCTGCCGAAGCCGCCGGGGCCGCCGAAATTCACGATTGTCCCTGACGTTGATACAGGGATGAAGCTCCCGTCAGGTTCGTTGTTCAGAACGCCAGACGGCAAGACTTACAAGGTGCCGTAATGGCCACTGCGCCGATCCCGGTCGACGAGAATGGCAACCCGATTGCGCCAGTCGCGCCGGCGGCGACGTCAATTGCGCCTGCAGCTCCGGCGGCTCCGACTGCTGCAGCCCCCGCGGCTCCGATTCCGGTCGATGAGCAGGGCAACCCGATCACGTCCAATGGTCAGCCAGGCGAAAGCTGGTTTACCCATTGGATGAATCAAAACATGCCGTCGTTCCTGCAGCCGGCCAATGTCCACGCTGCGTCGGATCTCGCAGCCCGCTCTTACTTGCGAGCGAACCCGCTGCTGGCGGCCCCCAACGCAGCCTTTGTCGGGGGGCAGCTCGGCGGCGATTTGCTGGCGCGCAAGACTGGATTTAAATCGCCCGACGAGCCTTACACGCCAATCAATCCGCTTGAATCCACGATCAGCGGCACGGGCGAAGAGATGTCCCCAGATGCAGGTCCGGGGATGCGGATTGCTGACCAGATTTTCCCTTGGCTGCGCATGAGCCCCAGCCAAGGCACGCGAGTTGCGGAAGCGCCTGGCGCGTTTAACAGGGTGATGACCGCCGCTCGATCGGAAGCAGGAAACCTCACTGATTGGTTTTTGTCTGACGAGGCCCAGCAATGGGCCAAAGACCATGGCATGGGTCCGCTAGCGCAAATGCTCGCAGGCATGGCTGGCGGCAGCGTGCGTACTCCCGTCACGCGCGTGGCGACGCCGTTCGTTCGGAAAGTCATTCCTGGAAAGTCACGCGCGAGCGAAACCGTCGAAGAGACTAAAAGCCTCGACCCGGACCCGCAGACTGGCGTGAGCACCGTGCCGGACTTCCGAGATGTCGCCGACCCGACATCCAGCATCGCGCGCTTTATCAGCGGCGAGGGCGCAATCCCATTCTCGGGCACCGGCGAAGCGAGCGCGGTCAATGCTCAGAAGGCTGCGATCGCCAGGACCGCGGACAGCGCCCTGCAGCAGCTCAGCCCCGGCACGACGTCGGTTTTTGACGCCGGCCCCTCAAGCATGCGCTCGATGGGTTCGAGGCTGAAGGATCAGGCGCAATCGGAAGTGCTCGACAACGAGCGCTTTTTGATGGGGCGGTCCGACGCCCTCGATAATACGATCGGCGCTAACGCGCGTGTTGACGCCGCGCCGCTGCGCGCCACCGCGATGCAGATTGCGACAGGCGATCACGCTCAAGTCATCAAGAACCAGGCGCTGAAGTTTGTCGACAATCTTGATCTCTCGATTGGCCCTGACGGCAAGGTTGCTTATGGCGTGCTGAAGGGCGAGCACTCGGCGTTTGGTCAATATCTCGCCAGCCAGGCTACGCCGGCGACTGGCGATATAACGATTAAGAACACGCTCGCCAGCGCGCTTCAACCGATCAAGGACGCCATCGCCGAGCGAATGAGCGCCGCAGCACATGCGGTCAGCCCCCAAGTTGGCGCAGCCTGGGATCAAAATTACCAAGCTTGGAAACTGCAGGCGATTCGGAAGGAGAACCTGCAGGCTCTTAGCGGCGACCTAAATCCTGATCGTACAGGCTTTGCGACGTCGCCAGGCGGCAAGCAAGTCGCCAACACGATCGATAAGGCGGTTGCCGGCGAGAAGCCGGGCACCGGACCGATCGCGAATATCGAAGCGGGTTTCCCTGACGATACACAAGCGCGTAGCGCGGTTGCAGAGACGATCGCGGCGCGGGGCCGGCCGAAGGGCAGCGACAGCACGCAGACATTCCGGCCGGCGACTTTTGGCGAAGGGGTGGACGCGCGGGTCGACCCGGACATTTTGAAATTCGTTGAGCAGAAGGCTGGGCCGGAGGCGCGACAGAAGCTCGAAACCGCCGCGTCGGTTGGATCCTCCACCAGCGAGCCCCGGCAGCAGGGGGGTTTCCGGTCGACGATCGGCTCGATTGTTGGCGCAGCGCCCTACGCCGGCGCGGGCGCTGCGGCGTTCGGTCCGGCGGGGCTAGTCTTGTCACCGCTGGTCGCGTTGCTGACCAGCGTTTCGCGTGACCCCGATCTCATCCGCACGGTGGCGAACAAGAACGTGCCATTTTCAAGCCTGGCGCCGCAGATGATCCAGCATGCTGCGGTCGGCGCGGAGCCTGACAACCTCCCGGCAGTGCAGACGCTCCAGTACGGCGCCGGCCAGGCGGCGAATGCGCTGCGCAGCGGAGTGCGCACGGCGGTTGACACGGTGCCGTCGATCTTGAAATTTCTCAGCAATCCGAAACCGCCGGAGAAGCTCCGGCCGCCGGGGGGTCAGCGCTAATGACGATCCTTGGCCGGCTTGGGCCCGGCGAAGAAATGGACGAGGAGAAATACGGCGATGGAGAGCCCAAGCGCCCAGAAGATGCCGTGAGCAATAAAATCGGTTACCTGCACGTCGGTCCACGCCGGGGAGGAGGTCCATTGTGGCGTGGGCAACAAGGTGGCGAGTGAAGCGGGAATGTCGATTACGATCGGCTCGGTCATAGTCTATTTTTCCTCCAGCGCTTCAACGCGACGGCGCAGATCGCTTTGGCTCAGCCAAAGCGATTTGACGTCTTCCCGCAGGGCGTCGACCGTGCTGTCGAGCCTGAGAACGATCCGGGTGAGCATGTCGATGTCGCGCTGCATGGTGCGGAGCTGGTCAAGCACGCGGTCCAATTTGCGCGATATAAATTCAAGCGAGGCTTCTTCAGCCATGGTTGATATGTCCGACCATGAACCACACCGCGGCGAGGGTCATGGCGAAATAGGTGATTTGGGTGCCGACGAACCAGCGGATCGACTGGACCTCGCGGTCGCGGATGAAATCCTTCAGGCGGGCTTCGAGGTCGCTGAGATCCTGTTTGGTCGCCGGTTCCATATGTCCAACTCAGTTGTCTTTCCCCCAACACATAGTACGGCGGGGGTTTGATCGCAATGGGCCGCCTGGCTGACGACGCTCTCGATTTGGTGGTCCGCACCCTGCTCGGCGAAGCCGACCCGTCGCCGGAGGGTTACCGGGCGGTCGCCAACGTCATCAAGAACCGGCTCAACTCGGGGGCCTGGGGGCCCAACACCAAGCTCGGGCCAGTGATCAATGCGCACAAGCAATTCACGATGTGGAACCCTGAGAAAGCGGCGTATGCCGCTAAAATCAGGGCGATTCCGACCACCGACCCCAGATACCAGCAGGCGGCTGTGGCGGCGAACCAGGTTTTCGACGACGAGACGCCCGACAATACCGGCGGCGCGACCCACTATTACGCGCCAAAATTGATGCCGAACGGCCGGGGGCCCGACTGGGCGAGCGGCCAGGCCGGGCGGATGATCGGCAGTCAAATCTTCTACCGCTTGCCGTTCACCGCCGCGAACACCAGCGGCACCGCGGTTATCAGCCCCTCGACGGTCGGCCAGCAAGGGCCGGCGGCGGTGTCGTCAGTCGGCGCCGGCAATGGGTTCGTCTATGGCGGCGGCGCGCAGCAGGACCAGGGCATTGACATGCGCCACCTGGAGCCGGTCTTTCGCGCGCGCATCGACAAGCTGCGCGCCGACGCCGCGGAGGCCGGCATCGCCACCCACATCACTAGCGCCTACCGCGACAACGCTAACCAGGCGGGGGCGTATGCGAGGCTGGGCGCGCAGCATCTCGCCGCTGCGCCCGGCCAGAGCTATCACCAGTTTGGCCGCGCTGTTGACCTGGAGGCGGATAACCCGGCGCAGCAGGCGGCGCTGGTGGCGCTTGCCGATCAGCCGGAGCGAGGCATCACGGCGGGCATGCATTTTCAGACCCCCGATCGCGTCCACTTTCAAGCCTCCGAAGGCAAGACCGCGCCGCTTTTGGAGACGCCAGGGGCCGCGTCCGCGGCTGCGCCCGCGCCCAAGCCGCTCGGCCAGGGCGGCATCGGTTCGGACGCCCGCATGCCCCTTGGAACAGCTCCCGCCGGAACGCCGCCGGCGGTAGCAACCATTGTTCCCAACCCGAATGTTCCCGCGGCTAACGCGCAGCCAGTGGCGGCAAGCGCGCCAGCCGCGCCAGCCGCGCCAGGCGACGAGAAATATCCGGTCATCGCCAGGATGACGACCGGCACCAGTCACAACCCCGAGTTAATCACGGCGGCGAATTGGGGCAACCTGTTCGGCGGAGCGGCTACCGCGCCTTCCGCAGTTCCGCCGGCGGCTGCGCCCCTACCCGTGCCGCGGCCGGCGTCAGCTCCAACCCCAGCGCCAGCTTCGGCCCCCGTGCCGACGCCGCTGCGCAACGCCTGGAACGATAGGCCGAGCGGTGTTCCAGGCTCATTGTCGCCAGGGCCGGAAGACTCAGAGGTCCTCGCTCGTCCGACTCAGGGGCAGGGTACGTTGCCGCCGCGCCCTCCGATGGTGCTTTCTCCCTCCGACATGCCCTCGTCCGGCGTGGGAGTTTCTGCCTCGTCCGCGCCCGCCCCTGCGCCTGCGCCTGCGCCTGCGCCCGCGCCCGCGTCTGCGCCTCCGCCTCCGCCGGCGGCGCATCCCTGGGATCTTCCGATGTCATTGAATCAACCGACGCAGATCCCCGGCTCGATGCTGCCCGCGGCGCAACGTCTCATAGCTGCGCTGTTTGGGACGGCGACGACATGATGGTAGGATTTGATCGGCGGGGCAAGGCAGGCCAGGGTTTGGCATGGCAGGGCTTGGCTGGGTGCGGCAAGGTAAGGCAAGGACGGGCGTTCACCTCGTGGTGAGCGCCCTTTTCATAGGTGATTAGCATGGCGACCCAACGCACCCCCCGAAATAGCGGCCATCTCTCGGTCGCCGACACGCTTGCGGCGAAAGCGGCGCCGCCGGCCGCCGGCCTCCCGCGGCCACAGCTCAACGGCATGCGCGCTCCGCCTCCGCCGCCGCCCGTCAACCGCCCTGTAATGCCCCCAGGCGGCGCAGTCAGCGCTGGGCCTCCACCTGCCCTCGGGAGGATGCAAGCGCCCCAGGCGGGTCCGCCAACGGATCTGAGGGCAATCCTGGCCAAGCTCTTCCAGGGCGGCGGTGGGGGCGGGGGACCACCGCTTGGCTGATCCTGACCTGCTCAACGGTTTCTACCCGCCCCCGGATGGTAACCGCTACGACAGTGGATCGGTTTCCGATTCGCTGGCGCGAGTCGTTGACGACGCCTTCCAGTTGGAGGAGGAATACCTTCAACGACAACGTGAGAACCTCCAGCCACCGGGGCAGAGCGACTGATGCCCGACGACAACTCCTCGCTGTTCCCGGCGGCAAGCTCTCTCGGCCCGCTCGGCTCGGTCGCCCAGCCCGGCGGCCTGACCCTGAACCCGTTCGATCGTGACGTCTTGATCCGCACGCTCTACGGCGAGGGCGCTGACCAGCCCGTGTCTGGGCAGGAAGGTATCGTCCAGACGATGCTCAACCGGGTCGCCCAAGGCGGTCTGGGCGCGGCGCGAGGCCCGGCGGGCGTCGCCAAGTTCCCGGGACAGTACTCGACATGGAACCCGATCGGGCGGGGCGGCAACATGATCGGGCGCAATCTTCAAGTGGGCTCGCCCGACTATAACGCGATGGGCGACGTGGTTGACCGTGTCTACGCCGGGATCGTGCCCGACATCACCGGGGGGAGCCAGAACTACTACGTCCCGACGCAAGTCTCGCCGTCGTGGGCCGGGCCGCTAGCGGCGCAGCAGAACCTCCAGATCGGCATGCACCGCTTCGTCGGCGCGGGGCCGACGCGGATCACCCCGGCGGCGGTGGCCGGGAGCCTCTACGACGAGGGGGTGGGAACGACCTGATGGCCTTCGGTGCGATCACCGATGCCTGGATTTACTGAATAGCGCGGCGGCGATCTGCAGGGCGAGTTGTTTGGCGGGCTTCATTGAACGCTCCAGAAAAAATTGCGGGGATTCCTAATCTTTCCCCGCAGTGGTATCGTTATTTGATGAAGTGCGCGACGGTCAGGATGAGCGCCGCCATCGCTGTCACCGCGCTTGCCAGCACTGCGAGCGCCTTCAGCGTCTCCCATCGGGCTTGTCGTTTGTAGAGATCAATTTGTGTGGTCATCAGCTCGATCCTTAACTGTCGTTCCCGGTCGTCACTCATGTCGCCAATTATTTTTGTGGACGCCCGTTGATAAGACGATCGAGCGAGTCAGCCTGAACCATCCTCTTGCCGCCAGGGACTCGGATGGCGCGTAGCACGCCCTTCGCCAGCCAGCGGTGGATGGTGGTGCGGTCGCGGCCGGTCATTATCGCTACTTCCGTGAGTGAGTAGCCGACGCGCTTGATGTTGTCGTACTTGTGCCCGCTGTTATACTCAGTTTTGCGCATTTTCCCGGTTTCCTGGCGGGCCGATCGCCCGCCCGATATATGGGACTTTGCACCTCAACAGTCAACTTCACGCAACCTGACGCACGAACGGCAGCACGTTGTCACGAGCGCCGTCGACGAATGCGCCCCAGGCTTCCATGATCGGCCGGCGGCGGGCGATCAGGCTGGATCGGGCGTAAGCGTTCTCGGCGACGCGGGCGAAGTTTGCCGACATGTCGCGAAGCGCTGAGCAAAGGTTGTCTGTTTTCGCCATTTCAATGCTTCCGTTTGTAAAAAAATTGTAAAAAAATTGTAAAAAAATTGTAAAACCCGTTTTTGCCTTTTTACATTTTGTGGTTAAGTCGTTGATTTCTTTGGCTGGGGGA